CCGCGAGCGCAGCCCGCTGTATTGTCCACGGTAAGAGTAACGTCCCAGCCAGATGCGGCGGTTCCGTTGTCGGTGACGATAGCGCCATCGACCGCCCTGTAGAAGAAGGCGGAAGACTGGTTGAGGGCTGCGAGAGCCTTGCCGCTCTGCGCGGCGAGAAGTGCGGGGGTTCCCATTGTTTTCGGACTCCAGTTGTAGTTAGTGACTCAGGTCACAGATCGAGTTCATAACGGATCACACCGGGACGAGGCGTAACCCCGGTCAACTCTATACTCTCTCGGGCGGATTTTGCAACAGGTACAGTCGCATTGTCGCCTTTCTCCGCAGCCTCGGCATCGTCGTCGTCAGAATCGTACAAAGCCTCGCCAGTTTCAAGGTCGTTAAAGCCATAGTTCTCCTCGTCGGCCTCTTCCTCGTACTGATTGTCGCCTTCTTCGTCGCCCTCGCCTCCGAAGTCCTCGTCCCCTTCTTCGCCCTCGTCTTCTTCTGCGGCTTCCTGGGACTGGAAGTATTGGAGCCATGTCGGATCGAGAATCAGGTCGCCCTTGCCCTCGCCCAGCGGCTCAAGGTCCACGAGTTCGCGAGCTTCGTCCACCGTCATGTAGACCTTCGTCTGCTTCTGGAGGAGGTCTGTCTCAGAATCGACGCTCATACGGTCGAAGCCGACCGGGATAACTTCATAGTCGGGGTCGATCCGACCGAGCCAAAACTTGTTCAAGCACTGGAAAAACCAGTACACGAGGGGGCGCAATCCGAGATCTTTGGACGCCTTCAGCTTCTCCTCGATGGGGGCGGTGCCCATCGCCTGGGACTGTCCGCTATTGCCGTAGGAGAAATTGACAACCTCCGGTGCGATTTTGAAGCGGGCGCACACGATTTTGATCAGGAAGTCGAGGAAGGCCGAAAACTCCATGTCCTTGTTCGACAACTGCATGTTGATCCACTGGATCTCGTCAGCGTTCGTGATCGGCGTTCGCCAGGAGTTCTGGACCCCCTGAAGCTGGGCGTACCAACTTCGCCTGAAAGCCTGTAGGTGGCGGTCAGGGATGGTGCCCTTGAAATTGAGGATGCCCTTTGTCGCGCTGGCGTTCGTGAAGAATCGGCGGTTGTAGTCGATGCCCCAGAGCATCCCTGTGATCTCCCGAACCAGTGTCTCGATCTCAGCCTGCCCGTAGCCGTAGGTCTTGATGCCGCTGCGCGGATTACGGATGCAAAACGCAAGCTCGGCAGGCGTAAAGTCGGCGACAATCGAGTCGCCGACCATCTGAACAGCGAACGGCTCGTCGCCTGGGCGCTCGATGGTGTCGAGCAGTCGGATTGTCGTCGGGTCTACGATCATCCAGTAGGCAGGTCGCCCCTTCCGGTCAGGCACCACCTCAAACGTCGCCTGATCGTAGGTCAGCGAGTCCTTGATAAACATGCCGCAAAACTCGCGCAGGGTCATGCGCTCGTGGGACTCCCGCGATTCGTTCCAACCACAGTCGAGCAAAGTTTGCTCTAGCTCGTGCATACGCTTCTTCTCGGCCTCAGTGATCTTCTTCGTCTTGTCCACCGGACGCACGCGCAGGCCAGGGCTGAATCGGTCCTCTGGGCGCTGGCAGAAAGTCTGGACTTGTGTGGTTCGCACGTTGATCACATCAGCTACCACTGGCACCGATGTAGCGATCACCTCCATCGACACATAGGTCAGCGGTGTCGGGCGCTCGCGCCAGCCCATCTGGGACACCATGTCGAACGGGTCGAACTGGATCGCCTTTGGCTCGCGTCCTGGCTCGTGGGAGCCATCCTTGCCCACCGCCTTCGCCGCCGCCGCCGCCTTGTTGATCTTGTCGTCAAACTCGCCCATTCGGCGAGCGTCGGAGCGTTCCTGAGTCCATGACTCCACGCGCCCCACGCCCTCGCGCACGGCTTCCCCCGCTGCCTTGCCAAAGACCCCAGCAGCGCCTCGCAGTTCGTCGGCCAATCCCACAGTGACTACTCCTCGGGCTCGGGCACGGTGATCGTGCGGCGTTCCGCCTGCGGAAGCCCAGGCATCTGAATGACGCTTCCGTCAGAATAGCGCGGGAAGCTGATCAGATGGGGGTCGTGTCCGGTGTTGAAGACCGGAGGCTCTGCCTGCCTCGGGAGGCCGCGCCGTCGAATCGTCACCGGGGCTTGATAAGCCTCGGTAGCATCATAGGTCGCAGAGCCCATCGTGAAAGTTCCTGTGCGGGGCGTTTGCTCGCCCTCGGTGATAAGCGACAATACGTCTTTCGGTTCACTCATTGTCGTCCTCCTGACGATGTTCTGTTTTGCCTAAATGTTTTCTGCGATGCGGTCATAGCGTTCAATCGCCTTGAGCAGATCTGGGGCGTCACCCGCTAGCGACTTGCCCAGGTTCGTTTCGTCTGGGTTAGGGCCGAGATCGTACAGGCGACGGGCAACCTCGTCGGGGTCAGTGGTCCCCTGAGTGACGTACACCTCTGGGGAATCGACCCAGCCTCCTGTGGCGGGATCTTGTCTCGGTCCTGGCTGAACCCAGACCTTGAACTGGGAACCCTCTCGGTTGACGTAGTAGGTGGTCTTGGTCGCCCCCGCCTCGCTGCGAAAAGCGAAAGCAACGGCGTCTGGCGCGTTGGGTTGGTACTCGGCTCGGCGAGAGTCAGTGGATCTGCTGCTCGGCAGGATTTTGGGGTCAGACATATTATCGGACGCATCCATTATGCTGTCGATAATGGCGTCGCGGAACTCTGCATTCGCGGTCGCGGTCGCTTCGTCGGGATCAGGGAGTTCGACTTTGCGAGCACCCGCCGCCGAAAACACAACGATTGTCTTGCTTCGCTGCTTGCTCGGAGACTTCCCTTCTTTCCACGGAATCTTGTGCTGGGGGTCAGCCCACTTTCCTCCGCGCTTCCCGATGTAGGGACCGCCGCCCTTCACGAGGTCGGGGGTGTCGTCAACGCTCTTTTGCGCTCCCGGCTCGCCGATTATGTCGAAGACGGTGGTATCGCCGAACTCTTTGACCCATTCATGGTGCTGATCGACCTTCGCCTGTGCGACAGTGGCACGGGCGGCATATACGTCAGCCTCCTTGCGATGCGCGGCTGCGGCGCGCGCGGCTGATGCTGGTAGCTTCTTCTCAGACCAGTCCTCGCCTGTCCCGCCTGCGCCTGCGCCCCTCGCGTAATCCTGCAACGCCTCTTTCGACGCAAGAATCTCTTTCGGCGACTTCTTCGCCCAGCCATCATGCTTGCGGGCGGCACTCATATGCCTGTGCGCCGTGGCGAGATTCGTGTGAACCGCCTTCATCTTATCGCCCAGAGTCTTGACGCCAGCGCCAGCCTTTGTCTGTAGGTGGGGCGCGTCAGCCCCGTGCGCGTAGGACTCCTGCTCTTGTCGCCGATCCTCGTGGTCAGCCTCTCCCAGATGCCCGCCCGCGTGGTGGGCTGAAAAGGTCTTTCCCTTAGCCGCATAGATCGCCTTCCCGCTGGTGGTGTGGCCGATAACGTGACCGCCTCGGGAGCCTTCGCCGCCGCCCTTGACGACAAAACGCTGCGACTGGTCGAAGGTGATTGTCGCCTTCTTCGCCATGAGCCGATGGGCGGGTGTGCCCTTAATGAGATCAAGGAGGTCAGTCATTGGCGGCTACCCCTGTGAATAGAAGTTCATAATTTCGTCCGAGTAGCCCATCAGCGAATTGTCGGCAGGCATGGAGCGCACCAACTGAGGGTGCTCCTTCAACGCTGCCGATGCGGCGTGCGCCCGTTTCGACTGCGCTGCTGCGGTAGACCCGCGCTGCCCCGCGACCATCTTGCGTTCGTGCGAACCAATCCTGAGACTTGCGCCCGCCTGCTGCGCCTCTACCCTGTGCGTTGCCGCTGCAAGAGAATGAAAGGTGCTGGCCTCTCCGTGGGCGGGGGCGGTCGGGTCGCCCGTTCGCTGGGAGAGTTTGGCGTGCTTCTCCGCGAGCTTCTTGTGCTCTTTAGCAGCGGCCAGCGACTCTCGGCCTTTCAACTCCGTATCGCCGATGCGGCTTCGCTCTACATGCGCCGCCGCCTCGCTCAACGCTTGCGGAGCGTCCTTAGTCCTAGAATGGGACGTTGGCAAAGTGGCACCGCCACTTCCGACCATCGACACCGAAACATGACCGGACGGACCCCTAGTTGCTCGCAGTGTCGTCTTAGATCCGTCTGAGTGGGTAACGGTCTTGTGCCCTTCATGGGCTTCAGCCATTGACGACAATCCACCGCCAGCCTTCGCACGCTTCGCGTGGACGCCTGACTCAACGTGGTGATCATGCTCGCCGTCTTTGACTTCTTCGTGGAACTGGTCAGCCATTTCGCGGGCAACGTGACGCCGGGTAGCGGCGTCAAAGTGGTGCCCCCCGCCAGCGGGTGCGCCGTATTCCTTGCTGTAGTGCTTCGATGCAGCGTCCACATGGTGCTGAAATAGCTTGCCCGCTTGAGCGTGATCGTACTTCCCAGCAGCAATCTTCTTCGCCAGATTCGCGTGAATCGCTCCGCGCTGGGTCTGGTGCTCGCCGTAGGCCGTCCGCTTCGTCTCGTTGGCTAGATGCTCAGTGTTGTCGATGTGGAGTTCCAGTTCACGAGCACCGTGCTCGTCGTGGGCCTTCTCCTTCGGTTCGGGCTTGCCAGCGTGCTTCGCGTCCTTCCACGGAATCTTGTGCTGCGGGTCAGCCCACTTTCCTCCGCGCTTACCAATGTAGGGACCGCCGCCCTTCACGAGGTCGGGGGTGTCGGCGTCGCTCTTGTCAAACGCCATGTACGCATCCCGCATCGCCGCATTAGCAGCCTTACTAGGCCGCTTTCCAAACTTAGCGTCGCCACCAGCATCGCCAGCGTGTGCGTGCATGTGGTCTGCCATCTGCTTTGCCTTCCGCTTGCTGCTGAACTTACCCAGCGCCAAACCAGAAGGCTTGTGCGTCACCGAAAAGTCGCATTTCTTCTTGTCCGTGGTCGTTGAATCATGGACAGCGTAGTGCCCCGCTTCGTGGTGGGTTTCCACTTCACGGAACCCACCATCGCGATCCGCAACATGGTGCGTCCCTGCCGCCGCCGAACCGCGAGTCTTTTCAGACTGCTTTCGACCGTGGGACGCCGCCTTCTTGTCGAAATCGGTGTGCTTGATCGGGCGTTCAATCCCATGCCGCGCAGCGTGTTGTTGGAGAGCGTGCGTTCTGCGAGCGGTCGGCGTTTTCCCATGCCCGGTATAGCGATGATGCTTCTCGCCTCCCGGCTCGTGCGGGTCCGAGATCAGAAACTCGGTCTTCGTGCCGCCCCTTCCATCCCTATACCGCTCCTGCGAGGTTGCAGAAACTTCATGCTTCTTTTCGTTGTACGGAACCTTGTGCTGCGGATCGTTCCACTTACCGCCTTTCGGGCCAACGTAAGGTGCCGCCTTGCGAATAATGCGACCGCCGCCCTTGCGGAGGGCGTCAGCGGTGTGCTGGACAGAGGTCTTTCCTTTGACGAGATCGAGAAGGCTACTCATTGTTGGCTCCCTGGAGAATGCTCAATAAATTGGTCGCAGCTTCCTCTGTCAACCGTGCTGATTCTTTGCCTGCCATGAACGCTTCAGGCACACCGATGCCTTCAAGATCACCAGACAGGTATACGATACCTGACCGTCTGGCGACAATCGCCTTTCCTAGAAAGGCGTCGCGTAGCTGCTGCACGAGGTCGGGGGTCTTCTCCCCGCCGAGCCCGAAGTAACGGCGAACGGTCAGGCGGTGTCGCTCGCGACCTGTGATCGCCTTGAGAAGTTGGTTGCCGTTCGGGTACTCGTCGCCGTTCCAGCCGAACTTGCCGTCGTGCAAAACAGCAACCTCAGTCTCGCAATCTTGACGACAATCGCCCTTCCGCAGAATCAGCCGCATCCCAGGTCGCAGATTGTCGCGGTGTCCGAAGCCTGTCTCAGCGTGCCGTGCGCGAGCCTTGCGGGCGCGATCTGAACCAGCAGCAACCAGTTCCTCCCACGCCTCCACGAGTCCTGGGGGGATCGGATACCACTCCACATCGACTTCGCCCTCGTCGTCAAAGTCGGGGTCGTCCCACTGATTGTCGTCAGCCATTACTTGACCTCCTCAAACAAGCCGGGATCTGCGCCTGCCTTCTCAATCGCCCACTCCCGAAACACCGCCGGGTGGATATAGCTCGACCGGGCGACAGACGCCGTGTTGTTCAGCTTCTTCGCCACCGTTTTAGAGGCTTGAAGCAGAGCCTTCGCCAGCAGCCGCTTGTCCTTCTTTCGGTTGCCAGTCAAGGGGGGCGGCTTCACTACGCTGTGCAACTCCTCCATCGCTGTGTCAGTCGCCTTGATGGTTCGGAAGTCCTTGAGCTTCATGCCCTTCGGCAACGACGCTCGCGCCTTAGCCAGAGCGGACTTCGCGAACATGGGCTTGTTCTTCTTGTTGCCGCCCTTCATGTACGCCTGCAACGCTTCGGCAACTGCCTTGTTTCGGATTGTCGCCGTGTTTTGCTTAGTCTGCTTGCCAACGAAATCAAACTCCACCTTGTTGCCATCGATCTTGACATGGCTCGGGGTCAGCGTTGACACGCCGTAGTTCCCTGCCTTGCTCTGCGCTGATCCTGGGCGTAGTCCAGACAAGGCGACAATGTTAGCGATCAGCAAGCCCTGGTGCTCTGGGCTCCCCGGCTTCGCCGCCTTCAGGCTCCGCTGTAGCCCGCGCACGATGGCTGGCCCCTTCCTTCGGAACTCCATGACGCGCTCCCACTTTGCTTCGGCGTTTTTGGCGTGAAACTCCGATGTGTAGACAGACTGTGGCCGTCCAGTCCGATCCTACCACTTGATCACGGCCTTCGTGTGCGGACTCGTGAAGTCGATCCGAATAGTGTCGGCTGGAATCGC